TAACTATTTGATAATCAAAGATATAAGTTTTATAATACAATCCCAAGCGGATCACAGCAAGGGATTACAGAAATGTAGTCCCTTTTTATTTATTATCAGCATTTTATGTAATAATCAATGAGTTAGAAGAACAAATAAGATATGGAATTTGTTTCATTATGGTTCATTCTATTTCATCCTATTTCATTAAATTTGCGGCAAATGTGATACCCTTGTGTGATACCAAATCTTTTAAATTATGAAGTACCCAACAGTGAGATTTGTGTTTGACCGGAAACACACGGCAAGCAAGACAACAAAAGGAACCGTTCAAATAGAAATCTTATTTGAGCGAAAAAGGAAATGGATTAGTACAGGTGTCAGGTTATACTCCGACCAATGGAATGATAAGGCAAAGGTCAAGAATACCGTTCAGTCGGTAGACTTAAACGAGCGCCTTGATGCTCAGATGCAGAACATAAACGAGTTCATCAATAATCTTATAAAAAACAAAGAGGCTTTCAGCTTTGATAAACTGGAACACTTCCTTAAGTACTCCCAGCAAAAAGAAAGCTTCATAGACTTCATAAAGCGCCGGGTAAGCGAAAGAACAGATTTAAGAAAGGGAACTTTAAATACTCACGCTTCATTAATCAACTCTCTGGAAGAGTTTGGCAGAATCGTTTATTTTTCTGATATAACAACGGCCAACATAATGTACTATGATGACTTCCTGCACAAGAAGTACAATAAACAGACTACCGTACATGGCTATCATAAGAGGCTAAAGAGATACATAAACGAGGCCATAAAATACGAGCTTATCAAAGAAAACCCCTATAATAAGCTCAAATTCGACAGGGGGAAAAGCGAAGGGATAAAATACCTAACCATAGAACAAATAAATCAAATACGGAGCTTAGAAATAGCTTCTGAAAGCATTGATAAAGTGAGAGACTTATTCATATTTCAATGTTTTACCGGATTGTCGTATGCAGACCTGTTTAAATTCGATTTCAGCACGGTTATAGAGAGAAAGAAGAAATTCTTTATAAGGGATGCAAGAGTAAAAAACCAAGAGGAGTATTTTCTTATGCTTCTCAAACCCGCAATGGAAATATTGCGAAAATACGATTTCAAACTGCCGGCTATCAGCAATTACCAATATAATTTAAGACTGAAAATCGTTCAAGAACTTGCTAAAATCAAATTAAGCCTTCATTCCCACATGGCAAGACACAGTTTTGCGGTAATGGCTCTGAATATGGGCGTATCAATCGAAAACCTTGCCAAAATGATGGGACATACAGACATAAAAACAACCCAGATATACGCGAAGGTGCTGAACAAGTCCGTACAGGAAGAATTTGAAAAGATGGATAGCAAGTTATAACCGAAACAACCCAGTGGGTTAAATTCAACCCAAAACAAGCGAAACAACCCACTGGGTTATAAAATCATTCTTGTTTTTCCATAAACTCTTTCAATCGGTACAGCCTGTCAATCGCCGGATTGTAAAACGGGTCGGGGAAATGCTGGTTTATATCGTGTATATTCGCTTGTATGTACTTCTTAACATCTAATATATTCTCCGATTCGCTCAACTCTATTTGAGTGGGTAATTGAGCCGTTAAAGCCCAATGAACGATAGCCTTTACACTATCTTCGTCGTATGCGTATTTACTTTCTTGTGCCATAAAATATTTATGTATATATAAAATCAGGTGCAAATCTATTTAAACCCGTTGAAATATCCCATTATTTTATCCGATAATTCACGCAGCCCGCAGCAGATATACGTTTCGGTCATCGTTACGCTGGAGTGCCCCAACATCCGGCTGATAGAATACAAGTCCGCACCTCTTAAATATAAGTTGGTTGCGCAAGACTTCCGGGCGGAATGCGAGGAAATAAACTCCCACTTTTCACCGGTTATATATTCACCCGCCTGATATAGTTTTATCCGCTTATTTATCCCGCACCGGCGGCAAATACTTCTTATCGTATCGTTAAATGTCACGTCCGAAACCTTTCGTTCATTGATACCGTATTCCCGGTTTTCTTTCAATATCCGGAGCACAGCAGGAGCCGCCGGTATCTCCGCTCTTGTTTTTGTTTTTTGGGAAATGTATATCAGTCGTCCGTCTATTATATTATCATCCGTAAAGTTGATGTAGTCCGAATGTCTGGCGCCCGTAAGACAACCTAGTAAAAAGCAGTTTTTTACAGCGCGTTCCGTTTCATTAATCGGATTATACACCAATAAAGTTTTTATCTCGTCATCCGTTAGCCACGTACTTTGCGTAGCGTCCTTTTTTAAGGTCAATATGGCCTCAAAACCTTTTGGAAAAGAATACATATCGCTGTACAGGTTAAGAATTGATTTAAGCATAGCGCAATATGTTTTAGCGCTATTGGTGGCTACTCTTTCATTAAGAGCCTGAACAAAGTTGTACAACCTCGGTTTTGTTATGCTGTCGAATGTACATTCCACTTCGTTAACCTCTTCATACACCCGCAACACCTTTCCGTATTGCGGGTATTTCTTCAAAAACACGTTCTTTAAAGTCTCCATATTATTCACCTGATTTATTATCTTTTGTTTTTCCTATCGCCATGGCAATTCCTATTAAAACAGATGTAATAACCAACGCCGGGCTGATGTTCCATAATATCACTACCAGAACAATTGCCCAAAGTATAAAACCTAAGTACATATTATTTCCTCCTTATATTAAATTCGTTTTGGCAATAAATTTATTCAAATATCACATTCAAGCCAAAACCGGCAAAGTGATTTTCTATGCACCCCGATATAAATTCCACTGCATCAGGGTAACGGCTGTTATTGCAACAACCGAAAGCCCCGAAAGAGCCGCAATAACGCCCTTTGTTGAAACTATCCTTTGTGATGGTTGCTATTACCTTGCCATCTATTTGCAGGGCTGTTTTATCGCCCTGCTGATTTACTGTTACTATAATTGTTTGCATGATTGTTTTATTTTAATTTGTTAATACCTGTATGTTTTTAAGTTAGTAAATAGTTCCCAGCGGCGGCGTCGCTCCGCTTGCTGTCCTCCACGCCGGAATAATTATAATTATAGTATTCCTAGCTCCTTATGTATGAAAGCAAATCACAACAATTGTAGGCACCAGATGGGAAAACAAATCATTTTTGCCTTTTGTGTATTCGCACCCGGATTTTATCACATTGTTTACTTTTTAAATGGTATTATAACCTCTATTCCATTCTTTTATAAATTCTCTATATAATTCGTGTCTTTCTTCATTACTTAAATTATCAGGTGCGCCGTAATCTTTAAGCCACTCATTAAAAAACTCTGAGTTTATATTCATTTCTGTAAAAGGGTTAAAATTGTAGTCGTTCATGGCCTTAAAATTTATCTGATTCATCATTTATAAATTCCTTGATTCTCTCTATATCGGTACCGCTGATAAACAACACGGCACCGAATAACAATAACATAACGCAGAACATGCTATTTTATTTTAAACGTTATACCTTTTGGCAATTTGGAATAGTCAACGTTATTTAAGAAGTCTATAAAAACATCCTGGCTTATCTTGTCTTTATATTCCAACCAGTTAAAAACAACCTCTTTTCTATCATTGTAATATATTACATTATCAACCGATAGCCCGGAATCGAGAATATAAAGTTTAACCGTTTTTTCTTCTTCCAGCTTTGAAAGCTCCTTTTCGCAATCTGCAATGATTTCCGCGCGTTTCTTCTCGTATGCCCGGCGTTTCGCTTCTTCCTTTCTCGCCTTCATTGCTTCAAGTGTATAATAGCCTGTATCTATTCTTTCGTTCATTTCGGCGGCTTCTTCATCCGTGAAGGCTGTAATATGTTTGCGCTCCTTGTCATATTCGTACGGGTTTTCCCACTCATTCCCCGTTAACGATTCCAGTTCTTTAACGGCTTCTTTTGCTTCTTCATTCCAACGGTTAACAATTCCCATCATATAAAGCAAGTATTTAAAATATTGCTTGTCGGACACTTGGCGCAGCGCGTTATATTCTTCTTTTGTTACGCGTAAATAGTCCATAACTTTTTCTTTAGATTCTTTACCTATTAGGTAGAAACCGTTTTCAACCGCGTAAATAGGTGCCCCGTAACAATCGCACAAATGAAGAGATACGAACTTTGAAAACTCCGGGAAATGCTTTAATATCTCATCATGGCAACAACCGCCAGAACACCACACGAAACGCCCGTTTTTTCTCTTTTCGTATATGTCCGCCGTTATGCTCCAACTGCATACTCTGTTATTACATTCGTCTGCTAATTGTATTTTTACATCTATTCTATAAGTTACGCCGTTTTCTACGTAGTTTTTTGATGCTGTATAAGAAAGTTTATTTGTCTTCATAACATTGTTATTTTAGTGTGGATAAATGATTTTGATGTAGTAGGGGCTAACAAGCCCCGTTATTATCAGCCTATAATATAAGGCTCTTTCATGGGAATATATTCCATACCGTTAAGCTGGTATATAGGAAGGAAATTTCTAAACCAACCGTTGCCGGCATCATAAAAACCTTTAAAAACAAAATCACAAGGAGAAGCACTATTAATTATCTCAAGCTCTCTATATCCATATACGTTACTTTCTCCATTTTTCCTGATGAACTTCTTTAACCAGTTCAAGCCCTGAACGCCTTGTTCCTCTGTCAAGGGAATACCGTAACCGTCTCCGATACCTTCCAACCAATCGTAATTGATAACGTCTTTCTGTTCTCTGTTAGAACGGTTCTTTAATAACTGCAATTGCCCCTTAGTGATTACACCAGCTTCTTTAATCTCTGAAAAAATGCTTTCTAAAGTCTTCATAATGCTATAAATTTAAATTGTTAATAATTCAAACTTTACAGCGTGATTAATAGCTTGATAACTGCCTATATACACTATCTGAATGATAGCTGCATACTGCATCATTATAATAAGCCAACGAAATTAATTTGAGGAATATTTGCAGGTGAGAATTTAAAGAAGTACTTTTGCCTCCGCTTGGGGGGGGTACTTCTTTAAGTATTCCCAACCTACGAGGGTCTTAACATTGCCGTGTTAAGGCTCTCTTTTTTATTCCAACACTTAATAACACGCCTGTAAGAACCAGAGCCCTATGTTTATCTCTTTCTTACATTACAAATATACGAATTATTTTGTAAACAGCAAAGAGTATTGCAAAATATTTTCATAAAATACACATGCTATAAAACACACAATAAATACAACACAATACATTATATATCAAATACTTATAACATAAAATACAACCAAAAGAATATGTAAATATATAATACTAAAACAAACGAAATAAAGCTCTGCAATATCATAGGAGCAACCTATATAAGCAATAGAATATATAGATAATATAAATATATATATAGGTTCTTGGCGGAGTATGCGATGCGATAGATTTTATCTATATCACAACACACATACATAGATTATACTTATGATAATATACGCCTTATTAGATGATACGTTTAATAGATTTTATCTATGTAATATGCACATGATATTGATTTTGCTTATTGACGGTATTGGGTGTCTTCGGCTGTGCTGTGATAATCTTTGCTTTATTCCCAAAGCCAGCCACCAACAATAATGTAAATAAATAGAAACTTTACATTATAGGTATAATATAAACAATAACACACTATTATACAACAATTAATACCCATACACCCAGTCAAACAAGCCCCACCCCACCCCTATATTATGTAAAGTATTATGGCGTAGTCACCTCACCTAAAAATTTTTTATTTTCTCCATTTTTCCCAATTTGTAATGATATTTTACAACAAGACAACCGTTGTATATTCGCATTTTGCCCTGCACAGACGATTATTGGGTTATTTTCTACGTTTTAATATGTTTTTATTAGAAAATTTACTTGTTTTATAATCAGATAGTTGTATATTTGCATAATGAAGATAAAGAGCATAGATATATGTATTTAGCCTTTACAGATAAAAGGAAAAAGGTTATTTTCATAAAATGCGCCTATAGGAGCATGCGTTATGTTCTTTTAAACACAAAATTAGCGACTTACAATGAATAGAAGGGAATTAAAGGATTATGTGCTCGGTCTGCTGTCGCAGCATTGTGACGAATACGCCTCTACATTCAGGGATATATCTTTGGTTACAAGCAATCCCGAACGTACAGACAGATACGGCAGGCGTCTTGAAGGATTGTTCCGGGAGGGATATGGTGTTGTAACGAAAGACATTGCCGATTACCGTGTTCCGTTGTATGTTTTTACGGGAAAGATATACGAGTACATGGACTACAATGTGCTCTATGATGCCGTAGACAGGTGGCTTGAGAAAATGGGTGTTGCCGCCCGTGACCGAACTAATAAGATTATGTATTCTTACATGAACCGGATAATAAATGTCATTAGAGACCATGAGCTGCAACCCGACCTTAGCATTATGTGCTTTACTAATTGCGTGGTTGACATGAATACTTTAAAGACTTACCCGCACTCTCCGAAGTTTGACTGCGTGAAGATGTATCCGTTTAAGTATGACCGCAAGGAGATATTCAACTGTCCTACCTGGAGAAGCTTTCTTGGAGAAAGCTGGATACCTACGGAAGAGCTGGACGGCGTATTGCCGGAAAAGCACAAGCGCAGGATATTGCAGATGTTCCTCGGTGCATGCCTTGTCAATAGGAAAAATATAAGCTTTGAATATTTCCTTATATTGCAAGGTACTGGTGCGAACGGTAAAAGTGTTATTTACCGGGTTCTAAAGGATATGTTTGGAGAGGATGAAATACTAAACATAAAGATGAGCCAGTTTGCAAGAGGTGGGGATGAGCAGCTGCGTGCCGCCTACTCTATGTCAAGGAAAAGGCTTATGTACTGCACGGAAAGCAACCGGGGTGATTTCAAGGACATGAGCATCATCAAGGCAATATCCAGCGGAGAGCCTATTGCCTGCCGGGGAATAGGCGGGAATATCACAATGATGCAGAGACCTCCTATTATGCTGTGCAACTCCAATTACCGTTGGCAGCCGAAAGATTTCCTGAACCGTGACGACCCTGACGACGAGAGCATGCAGCGCCGCGCCCTGGTGCTGAACTTTGACAAGACAATACCGGTGGAAAAGAGAGACACCATGCTTGCAGAAAGAATGAAAGCGGAACATGCCGGTATAATGGCTTGGATTGTGAAAGGGCTGTGCGAACTTAAAAAGAACAATTGGCGGATGCCTGAGAACTTGGGCGGGAAGATTGATTTGAAACTGGAACGGATACGGTCGAGTGTTACGGGAAAGGATGGGAAACTTGTGGACGGGAGCATTTCGGAATATTTCAAATACAAAGAGTGCCAGCCGGAAGAATTTGAAGGGAGCGGTTCCATAGAGCTGACATCCTCGGATATATACAAGAACTATGAACGGTTCTGTAAGAAAAATGGGGTTGTCCCGGTGTCTCAAAGGAAGTTGGGTATTGACATGCTTTCACTCGGATACGCACGGGAAAAACGTGCAGATAAGGGATACAGCAATGTCTATACGCTGTGGTGTGGCAACGAGGATATTGTGAATAACTTCATGAGACACATTCCCAATATTGCGGAAGAGGCGAAGACCAATCTGTTTGAAGGTTGGGAATATTCGGACGAAGATTTCCTGAATGAGGATTAAATATGAAGAATGATACGATACTACATATCACAAAAAAAAGAGATTGAAAGAGGTTGTATTCCGCCTGACTGCGATTTTGCAAAGGAAATAGGTTTTACTTCGGACAAGTTTTCAGGCTATTTATGGAAACGTGGCAATGCCATATTAGTTTCTTTAATAATAAGCCGGGAAGAAAGAAGAGGCAACTTTTTACACCTGCTCAATGCCTTAAAGGAAAAGGGATGTGACATTGTCGTCCCCAATCCGAGCAGCCGTATGGCGTTGATATGTGACAGGTTCGACATGGAACTCATGCAACACAAAGGGGAAGAATATATGTTTTACAACAACAAAATAAAAAAATAAGGATTATGGATTTCGGAAAGAGACAAATCGGGAATACTGTTATTCTCAAGTACAAGAAGGGCGATTTGCCCTTCATTAAGGTATCAACCGTAAGCGGAGATTTCTCCGTTGAATATGGGGCAGGGAGCGTGATGTTTATGATGCTGAATAATACTCCATTGGAAGACAAGGTAGATAACCTGCCAATGCTTATAGTGCGTAATGCCCAATATGTTGCCAATTGCATTGATGTGGAGTTACAGGTGGATGTATTAAAGGCAATAGGGAGTGCCCTTGACCGTGCGGATGCTAAACCTATATCTGACGAAGAAGACGCTAAGATTATTGAAGAGGAAAGGCAGATGTATGAAATGAAAAAAGAGTTGGAGAAATAACCATGAAAGCAAAATATTTCAGAAAGATAAGAAGCCAAGTAAAGTGGTACAAGGTATCGCACAGAGAACAATTATTGTTTGGTTTCAGTAACGAGAAAGAAGTGTTGGCTAAATCGCCCGAAAATGCTTGTATCAGATACCATAAGCGTACAGGTGCTTTCATCAACAAAAGGAATCCTAACGACATTACTCAATATTCAGAGATGCTTTCCCGCTTTAAGGTGTGTATAGGTCAGAAAGTAATGTATTTCGATTAAAAGTTAGTAACCATGTTGGAGAATAAATACCAAATACACGAGTTTAATCCGACAATATACCCATTCAGATTGTGGGTAGGAATTAACCCATCATTGGGAGATATGCAGAATAAATTCTATGCCTTGACTGATAAAATGGAGCGTACTGATTTTACATCAGAAGTATTAGGAAATAACACGTTTACTATTGCGACTTGTTATCCTGTCAGCGATAAAAAAAGCGGTTGGATTGGTATATTTTGCGGAATATTCAGAAAAGACAGATTATCCGTTGGGGTTGCCGCCCACGAAGCAAGCCATATCACAGACTTTATATCCGATTCATTTGAATTGGGCGGGTTTAATTTCAATAATGGAGAGGCAAGGGCGTATCTTGTTCAATGGGCTGCTGATTGCATTTGGCAAGTGAAAAGTGGGAAGTTTAAGGATTAGAAGGATACACAACTGCCGGGATTTATTTCCCGGCTTTCTTTTTAGCAGCAAGATACAAGGAGCAATTATTGCATGAAAGTGGCAGATAGAAATGCACTGTGGTGTCCTCTTCCTTTATTTCGTCCTTTTTGATTTGAGTAATGTCTGCTATCATTTTAGTGAGGTCAATCCATTCCTTGCATCCCTCTTTCCCGTCATATTTCTTACGGGCAGCGATAAGTTTACGAAGTTGGTTTTCTTTTGATAGCTCGGAAGCAATATCTTCCTCACTAATACCATCTACCAATATATCATCCTCTTTCTCGCTCTCTTTTTGCCTGCGTTTAATCTTTCTGCTTGCAGAGGTCAAATAGTCCATGAAGTCTTTATCGTCGGACAAAAGGGTATTCATGTTTTTCTTGTTTATCTCCAGGTTATATACCGGATTGTAAAGACCGGAAATAAGATAGGCGTCCTTGTCTTTCCATCCTAACGCTAAAAGGTCGGCAAAAGCCTTCTCTTTTATACTGATTCCCGCTTTTCTGCATTCAGAACCCAACCCTTTGCTGAATGTTATTTTTTCTTCCTTTCCTCTCAACATATTATTATGATTTTCAATTATACAAATACAAAATAACAGCAACATCTTATATGCCACTGGTTCTGATACTCCGAAATAGGGTGATAACCCACCATGCTGTCACAATATGAGCATGGGTAACTGCTCCCCCTATAGGAATAAAAACCGGTAGCTCCTTTGTTCTGGTGTTCAATCCCCCAAAACCACATCCACGCAGAGCCTATTGCAAATCTGGTGAGGGTATTTAGGGAATTGTAAGCAGAATTGGACTTGCCAACTCCATAACTTACCCCATCGGTTTTAATACGTGTGGCAGCAGCCCCGCCATTATAGACCGCCCGCTTAAAATAAGGATTGGCATAAGGTGAATTAAGGCAAGACCTTACGCTATCCTTTATTTTATTTTTCCCGATTCCGGCTATCAGACCGGCTGCAATGGCAGCTTCCACCTCGTACTGAAAACGGTTGCAATAAATACCGATACGTTCCGATAATGTCTTTCCGTGGTCTTCCCTGTTTATAAAAGCAACAACGACATCCCTGTCTTCTTTCCTGTCATACACAGAAAGGGTTTCCGTGTAATCGTAAATTAACTCACGCAACTTACGGAGTACTTCGCTTACGTCCCGCTTTAAATTCTCGTTTGCAGAGAACCGGAACATTGAGGGTTGAATATCATACTTGAATGATATATCTATAATCTCTTTTGCCGCCTGCACAAGAAGTTCCTCCAAATGGCTTTGCATAGATATTTCAGCCTGCAAACGTAATTTTATGAAATCCTTTGCGTCCTGTATCTGTTTTTGTGTAGGTTGCTTCATTGCTTGTCGTCTCCTGCCGGATTATGTTCAACTTCATTATCTGTGGCGGACACCTGCTGGGATTTCAATTTATAAAGAATATCAGCCTGCTGTTCTTCTTTCTTTTCTTTCATAATCCTATCCCAGTCACGAGGATTGCTGTACATCTGAATTTGCTCATTTGCGGTCTGTCGGGACAAGAACCCGTTTTGAACAGCAGCTGCAAGATTTTGTACAAGTTCAGATTCATTTAGATGTATATACGGCTTTATCCAAGCATATACATTCAAATTTTGCAAGTCGATAAGATTTTCGGTTTCCACCCCATAGCCATAAGTGAATATCTTCACCATATCGTCAATGAGATGGTTATATTCTTGGGCATCCTTCATGGCATTTTCAAAAGCAGGAGAATAAAGCAGCTTAATGGCTACACCTGGAAGGTCTCCGCTTCTCACTTCCGGTGGAATTACCGCAAAAGACTGCTCATAAATTAACTTGTATAAAGTATCAAGCTGTTTGGTAAAGGCAGTGGAAACATCTTGCTTGTTAAGATAACCGGCTTCATCATCCGGTCCCATTGATATACACTTTATAGTGCCATCAATCCCGCCCTCTATATTAATACTATCTCCCTCGCCTTTGAAATACATAATCGGGAAAGCGTAAGCTGTATTGTTTTGTGACAATTGCGAGAAAGCAAGTTCATATTGCTCTATGCTGTCTTGTGAAGGAGACCAACAAGCGCCGGCTTCATTTCTGTGATAAGCCACAGGGATAAATGTAAAGCCATGTTCCTGAGAAGATACAAATTCGTATCCGCTTAATCCAAACAAGTTCTTTATCACTTGCTTTATTTTGCTGTACGCCCCTTTCCCTTTTCTAAAGCGACGGAGATATTTCTCATCCCAAACTTCAAGCCAGTCTGTAACTGTATTTCCGTTATTGTCAAAATCGGAATAGGAACGGGCAAACAATGTAAGTTTTCCTGTAACATTATCGAAATGGGGATATAACGTATCTCCTTTCTCAAAAGAAAGGACTTTCCAATAGAAAATTCCTTTTCGGAGATAACCTACAAATGCTGTGTCCCCCGTTATCTTTACGGATTTTGCCGCTTCATACCATGCTATCTCCATGTCCTTTACAGCCCATCCGGTTCGAAACTTAAAAAATGTATCCTTTACTTTTTCATTTTCGGTATCCCCTTCCAACTCAAATTGAATGTCGTTTCCACAAAGATGAACCAGGTGTTTGATTGTTATAATCCTCTGAAACGCAAAAGCACATCTGATAACGGACTCTCTAAACCACTCTTTTGTTTCAGGGTCTTGTCTTAATCTGTCCGGATATACCAATGGGTCATTTATAGCATGTCCGGACGGCTCAAATTCCCTCAAAAAATCCATTTGAGTTATTATCTGATATGTCGGATTGTCTAAAGGCTCATTAACGGACAAGCTGCCAGATATAACCCCTACTGCTTGTTTGTATCCATTTGGCAATATTCTCCGAAACGGACGGCGTACCATAATCTGTCGTGTACTTATATTCTCCATAATCCTTTTGGTTTAGTGTGTTGTTTTCTTATATCAAAAATCTGTCTGTAAATCATAGCCTCTATAAAGTCGGGAGAATGGCCGACGTACTTTTTCATCACTTCCTTTTTAATTAAAGAGAAGCCTTTATCTGTGTCTGCATCCCGGATGGCTTTGCGTTCTTTCATCAGGATATTATAAAGTGTCATATCCGAATATCCGTTTCCTGAAAACTTACGCGACAACAAATCGGGGTTAATCGAAATTTCATCATTCTTAATCTTCTTAACGAGAATATCAGCGCATTGTGATTTCAAGGAAGAATAAATATATTTGATTGATTTTTCATCGGCCTTTGCCATCGGAATTGGAGCTGCCATATTATTAAACTTGACCGCATCCGGGAATTTGCCTTTAAAGTCCTGACCAGGGCCATTCAAGTCAAAAACAAAGTCTTTCTCCAAGACTCCCCATTCACGCAACTTATATGCGACGCATTCTTCCGTCCGCTTGGAGTTATCCCGGCTTACATATACATCCTCGATATGGTTCCCAATCCAAAGCCACAAGACAAGATTATCTCCGCCTTCATACGCAATATCACATGATACCCTTCGCTTATTATCTCCATATTGGGCGGAGTTGTTGAAGAAACGCTCCATGTGTTCGATTTTAAGAATATCGTCGCCGGCCGCTTTAAAATTCCAATTTCCTTCGAGGTCGCGAGCGCGGGATTCTTCATCCTGCTGGGCAAGATTAGCCGCATAATTTGAGTCAGCCTCAATCAATTTGATATTATCCTCCAAACGTGCCCGTATAAAAACGACTGACTTGACAAACATTGTTTTCTTATTAAATCCCAATTTTTTGTAAGCATCATTCCAAAGAGGGTCTATGATGGATTTACATTGTTCATATACCTCTTCTGGCGTGTCTCCCCAAAATATATTATTGGGAGAATCTCCATCCATAAAACAATATCTTTTCTTTCCATCGCGTTCTGGCATAGGATTCCCATCCTCTCCTATCCACCAATCTATAAAAACGCGCACCCAGCTATCCGGGTCCGGATTACAAGTACCCCAAAAACGGTTTTTAATACCATAAGCGTTACGGTTGCAAGTGATAAGGTATTTAACCTTGTCATAAGAACAATGGGTTATTTCGTCTATACCGATATAACAGAACTGTTTACCTTGAAAGCGCTTCTTGAAATCCTCAAAATTATCAGAAAAATAAGAAAACCACAGTTTTCCCGCGTTTTCTCCAAAATTCCAAGTCATATCCGATATAGAGCGGTTATAAGTTCCAAATTGGGAGTAAATAAGATACGACGTGTTAATCATATCTCTAAGGTCATCTTTCTCGTTACGCAGAAGAACGGCATTAAAACGTGGATTTTTAATGTCTGGCAAGGATTCCATTAATAAAGTAAATGTTTTTGAACCGCCACGATTTCCTCCCATAATAACAATGTCGGCATCGGAAGCTAATGAGTTCTCCTGCCCGCCGGATTGAGCTATAACATTGAAATCATTTTTCAAATTACGCAACCTGTCTATGTATTCATAACTGAATACACCCTCTCCCTTTTTCGTATATACAATCTTGTCGTGTTCCATAAAAAAAATAAGCCGGCGTATGCAGTATAAATCCACACACTCCGGCTTGAATCACAGCTCTATGAGTTATATATAATGCAAATATACGATTTATTATAAATTTTCTAATACTTTTCATCAAAAAATACACATAAAGCATTGTATTTTAGAAAATATACTATATATTTGCAATACTAAATCATGTGATATGATAAAGATAGACGCTAAGCTGGATGAAAAACAGACCAGCGAAAAAGGGAATTTTGTAACATGTCCGGTGTGCGGGCAAAAGTTGACCGATGTAAAAATAATACACGGTAGCGTATTGTTTAGAACTGTATGCCGAAGATGTCGTAATTTTATCAGCGTCAGAATAGAAGAATAGCAATTTTACATATGCAAGCCTAAGAGCTTATTAGTGCACAAAGCACTGATAGGCTCTTTTTTTTTATAACACAAACTAAATAAACACGATGGAGAAAGAACAAATCTTATCCGAACTGACGACCAGATTAGGACAAACCAGTCTTTCGTCACAGACATTAATGAAGTACATAGAATTGAATCCGGTAGCAGAAGGAATGGAGCCTGATGACGCTTATTATAGCAAGGCGACATCTTTTCTGCAAGGAATGCAAGGGCAGTACAACCATGATGTCGCAACACAAGTTGAGAGTTTTAAGAAAAACTACAAACCTCAACAGAGTTCTCCTGACTCAGGAGAAGGAGCAGGAGATAAAGTCCTTGCCGACAAGCTAAAGGAAATGGAAAATGAGATTTTGCTTTTAAGGGAAGAGAGGGAAGCGGAGAAAAACGCCGCGTCAATCCATGACTTAAAAGCCCAGTCTATGGACTTGTTGAAATCTCAAATTGAAAACGGGGGCAAAAATATCTGTAACGATGAAATCCTGAATATCGCCATATCTGACGTGAAAATCACCAAAGATATGGAAGTGGAAGAAATTGTCAGTTGTGCCAAACGCAATTATGAAAAAAGATACAAGGCGATTTTCGGAAATGGCGCTTCCCCAAGTATCAACCAATATGCAGAAACCGGAGAAGAACAGGCAAAAAGCCGCCGTGAAGCATTCAAAGACCGGCTAAGAGCGCAAGGAAAACTTCCTCGAAAACAATAAACACATTAAAACAGACAAAGAATGAGACAATTAGGAACTTTCAACACTATCAGTCAATCCCGGTCGGGATTTGGCGGAAATTTTCCTGTTTGGTCAAGAGTAAGAGAATTATATCAGGGTGGTGGTATGATTGATGTCGCCGGAATGGGATTAAAGCCTGGTGATATTATACATGCCGGCACAATGGTAAAATTCAATGGAGCAGGCAAACAGGTAGAGGTAATTACAGCAGATGGAGTGACTGGTGTAAAGGCAGTAGTGACGCTTACTATCACTAAAAAGGCATCCGGAAACGGGGATTTGTCTATTGTGTTAGGCGGGAAAAGCTATTCGGTTGCCGTAACAAGCGCATCAGAAAGTACCCCAGAACTGGTAGCTACCAAAATCGAAGGAGCAAAATCTTCTTTTGCAGAATGGGATGTAAAACGTAGTGGGGCTACTGTGACTTTCACGCAAAAAACCGCTGCCCAACTTTACGCATACATGTTTATTCCAGGAAATACCGGAGTAACGGGAGATATTGAGGAAACTGTCAAAGGAGTTCCCGCCGGCGGAAAGCTAACCGATGTCAACGGCCTTGTATTTGAAGACGTATGTATCCCTGAAGGCTGTATCCTTGCAACATGCGCAGTTGTACGCGCAGGCAGAATTTATGCAGACAGGGTGTTCGGTGGTGGCATTCCCAAATCGGTAGAAGCACAGCTGCCTATGATTGAATTTGTGCGTGAATCAGACGAATAAAGAAAGGAGAATAATATGTACACAAGAAACAAAGAATTTTACGACATTGTAGGGAAAGGTCTTGCAGCATTGGGATATACTGGGAATAAACCGCTGGAAGCATGGATTAATGACATGTTTGCCGAAAAATACAATGCGGAACAAACGTTCTCCCAAATGGGTTTCCCGTTAAATCCTAATATTCCTCTGAATCCCACATATGAGCAGATAGAAGCAACAGTCCGTGCATACACGCTGGCTACCTATGTGGATATTGACAGCGACGGCGCAACCAAGTCTACGGACGGAATGTCTCTGCAAATGGGTGGATTGCCAACCTTCAAGCATGAGATTGTACTGAGCCGCAAAATCCTAAGAGAAAAAATGATGCTGATGGATGCTATAGGCAGTACCACTCCGGAAATTGAGTCTACAATAATGGAGCTTCTGTTTAATGGAGTGGACAGTTTACTTGGTGGTAACTACAATACATTCCTATACCAGCGAAATCAGGTTGTATCCAACAAAGGTAAGCTAATCATTGACGCAGCTAACAACCCGCTTGGCATTGCATTGACTATAGATTTCGGCGTACCTAAAAAGAATATCAAAGATTCTATCTGGTATAAGAAGCCGGAAAGCGAAGCGGTGCAGGAAGAAGCTTTGGGTACTACAATAGACCCGATAAAAGTCATGAGGCAGGTAAGACGCGATTCCCAAGAAAAGGATTTTGCCCCTGCTGGTCACTGGGAATGCTCCAAGACGACCTTTGAGGATTTGATTAACCTTCCGTATTTCCGCCAAATGTACACAGTTGCGACACGCCCGGATATTTCCGATAAAGGCATGCAGTTGGCATTTGCTAATCTTGTCCCCGATGAAACAATCAAAGCTTTCATTGAAGCGCGTATCGGTGCCGAAATCAGAATTGTCGATTCAATATCCGTAGTGGAAAAATATGACAAATCTTCCAAAGCTATACAATACAAGAATTTGCAAAGCTTTGAAGAGGGGGTATTGGCGTATGTTCCAAATGAAGACCTGGGTGATGTACAATGCGGACGTCCTATTTTCATGGAAACACCGGGCGCCCGTACGGCATTGTATGACGGCGGCCGCACTCTGATACGTCAGGTATTCAATGATGAAACCATGACGCAGGTAATCAAATCAGAAGTGACCGGATTGGTTGTTCCTAATAAGGTTCGCTGGTTCTACTACTTGAACATTAAAGGTAAATAACCATGAAGGATTCTCAAAATACAAATACTGGCACTACCATAGAGGAATATCTCCGTGGTTGTGTCGGTTTTGAAGTTACGGACAGTGCTATTTCCACCATACTGATTGACAGGGGAATTGCACCGGGGACGGATGTCAGCACGTTGGAAAAACGCCAAAAAGACTTGTGCCGGGCAGACCTTTATATGTGGTGCGCAAGTACACCGAGCGTAACTGGAAGCGTAGAGGATGCCAACGGCGTGTGGAAGCACAAGGAAGGCGGTACACAAAGCTCTGCCTATGACAAGCGCAACCTTCGGCAAATGGCAAATGACATATACGCATTGTATGGAGAGAACGTCCGTAAATCATCTGTCAGAATTGTCAATTTTGGTATGAACATGAATAAAAGGTATCCGCTATGAAAGTAAATAATCCACGCTTCCCGCATACATGCAAAGTGTATCGCATTTCCGGAGAAACATCTTTTGACGAAGGAAGTGAGACTGTATTGTACGAGGGGAAATGTAACAAGTACGGAAGCACAAGCCTTAGGACATTTACAAAAAGCAATGTCATAAAGAGTGATTATGCAATAGACATTCCTGGACTTGTGAAGGGTATCATTGCGGGAGACCTTGTGGATGTTACCGATTACGGTGGAAGTTTTGAATCATGCGTAGTAACGGATTGTTACCCTACGGAGATGGGGACAACGCTGTATTTCAATCTGGCTAAGAATTAGGGAAATGGGAGATAATGCTAAAGTCTTGGAAGATGCTAAGAAGAAGATGAATGTGTTGATACAGAAATCTCTTATCATGGGGGCTAAAAAAATAGCCTCCCAAATAAGCAATGTCATCCGAGAAACAGGCACATATCATAACGTAACCGGGAATACAAGGGGTTCTATCGCGTGGGGGATATACTACAACGGGAAACTTTTACTATACGACACTCCTTATGACAGGGAATTTACCAAAAGAAAAACAATGGTCGGCGGGGAGTTTGATAAGAATACCAAATTCAAGGCTCCCAAAGACAGCAAAAGCTACGCCCATTATTATGGATTTGAAGCGTCGGTTGAATTTCTGAAAGGTTATTATAATCCCATTGCAAAAGGAATAAGCATCGTATTTGTCGTAGGAACTCACTATGCAGAATATTTGGAAAGCAAAAAGGGACTGATTGTTATGAGTGACGCATATCAGTTTGTAAAAAATAGCGGTACAAGCTTAATTGGTAAAAGCGCTTTTAACAGTTCATCGCTGGCTCCTTTTAGCCCTATAAACTCTGCACCAAATGAATTATCATTTTAGCTATGGGGTACGAACAGGATTTTAAATACAAAGACGCACTTAAATCATTGTTTGACGCAGCAAAGACGGTAAGTGAGAATGTGTTCACAAATGACCGTCCTGCTGCTGTGCCTAAGCAAATGGATAATTTCATTGTGGTGTCATTGCCCGGCTTGTTGTCTTCCATGACCTATGGCAGCGGATTTGGGAATATCCGTACCTATTGCACCATTGAAGTGTATGTCAGACAGAAAAAGGGAGGTGCGGAAGATTTGGGACAAATGGACGCTATTGTAGGAGATATTCTTTCCCTATTCCCTATCAGCGACAATTTCATAAGTGCCTCAAACCCCAAATTAACCTTGAAAGGAAATGACGGATTAGGGTTCAGCGCAACATTGATAAGGACTGACCTTGTGATAAAATAAACATAAAATAAAACGATTAAAACTATTTATTATGACAATGAAAACAAAGCAGGAATTGAAAGATGTATTTAGTGGTCTTTCATCCATTATGTTGGTAAAGGGTGGTATTGCAGATTTTGCCACGGTAACTCCGGATTTTGATTTGCCCGTTACCGTAGATACCCTTTCCTTGTCCCAAGCAGAACCGACATTAAACCGTACAAAGGTGCACGGTCTGCAAGCGGATTGGGCTGTCACCAGTACAGCAGGAGATATTACTTTCGCTGCTACCGTTCCAAGTGTAAGCAAGGAATTGGTAGAATATTTTCTTGGGAAAACCACTGAAATTGCGCAAGCGACTATCAACAACCAGCAATTCAAGGGATTCTCTGCTATGCTAAACAGCAAGAAACTGAACGTAGGATTTGCGCTTATAAGTGACGACGGAGAAAAATGTCTGCTTGTAAAAAGAATGGCCGTCTACGCACGCCCCTTGTTTGAGAATGCGTCCACTACCCCATTCGCTTTTGCGCTCAGCGGAACTATTGAACTTGAGGATGGTGCTTCGTCCGGCTCCTCTTCCGAAGACAATATCGCTTTCTTGACAAAAAAAGCCGACTGACCGTAGCTCCAGCTTCCCTGTCTTTTACCAGCACGGCAGATAATACGGGGAAAACCATTACCGCAACAACCAAGGAAAGCTCTGTCTCTGCTTCATCAACGGAAACATGGTGCAAAACCTCGGTTAGCGGGAAAGTGGTGACGGTCAAAGTCGACGAGAATAGCGGAGCAAAAAGGACTGCTACGGTCAGCGTATTCACCGCCAATGAGTTCAGTGCGGTAGAAGTTACCCAGGACGGTTCTTTGATTTAAAAATATGGCGGTGTGCGTTATTGCCGCCGCCTTCTCCTTTTTCACCCATCACAATAACACGATATGAACGATAAAACAATAAACCAACCTACCACGGCAGAGCAGAAAACGCTTGATGATGTACTGGAAAACAGTATAGATTATGTTACGATAAGAGGAAAAAAGTTCGGTATAAAATGGCTGCATCGTGGAACAATACGGAAACTTACCCATGTCTTGCATTCCTGCAAAAGCGAGGATGAAGTCACTGCCAAATGCGCTTCTCTCATTATTCTGAATAACTGGTGGAAGATAAGGCTGTTCCATTGGATATACTGGCGCATGTTATGGAAAAAATACACGGACACAGAGCTAACCGATATAGTTGTTATCGGTAAAAAAAAAGTGGAATTGCAGAAACTGGAATACTTGAATGCTACCATGTTCTTGACCGGAATGAGAGACACGATAATGACGATGACGAGAAAGGAAGCAGAACGTATCCTTCAAGAACTTCGGCAGGAGCAGCATTCGCAAACGGAGAAAAACACCCGGAACTGACACGTCCGTTAATTCTTCTTTGGGGAATGATTAATATCCCTAATTGGTATATGGACTGGGTATTGACCTGTGCTCAATACGAACTTCTGATGTGCGATGCTCCGATTGTAGTGTATGACAAAGCAGACACAGAACAAAAAACGCACACGGCCAAAGAGATGGAAGATTTAAAAAGGAAGTGGGAAGAAAAGAGAAAAGAGCAGGAAATGAAAGGGCAAAGAATTTCCCTCAATGATTTTATAGTAAACGGTATTAACGCTATCCCCAAAGATACAAAACAAGAATAGATATGGCTATAATCCAAGAAGTTTGGAAAGAAACAATGTTAGGAGATAGACCTATAAAGGTCTCTAATTTAGGGAGGGTTATTGGTCGTAGTGGCAAATTACTAAAGCCTCAGAAAATGAAGAATGGATATTTAGCAATTAAATATTGGAATGGGAAATATGCTAATAGCTATCTTGTTCACAGGCTTGTTGCATCAGCATTTCTGGATAATCCCAATAATAAACCAGAAATAGACCATATAGACACAAATCGAATGAATAATCGTGTCGAGAACCTTAGATGGGTCACTCGTCCCGAAAATTATTCTAATCCAATTTCAGCTATAAATCGCAGTAAAGCTCAAAAAGGAAAAACTCTTTCTGGGGAAACAAGAAGAAAAATGTCATTATCTCATATTGGGAATAAAAATAGCTTGGGATATAAATGGACAAAAGAACAGAAAGAAAAATTAATTGGAAGGAAATATACTCCTATAAATTATACGCCAGAAATAAGAAAAAAAATATCAGAAGCAAGAATATCTATGGCGCATCCAGTTCAACAATATACGTTAGAAGGGGAATTTATTAACGAATTCAGGAGTTCTAAAGAAGCGTCCGAAATCTTAAATATTTGTCGTAGAAACATTGATTATTGCATATCAGGTAAACAAAAAACTTGTAAAGGATTTATTTTTAAAAGAAAGGATAAATAGCTATGGCAGACCTCGGAAATTTGAATTTTGGCGTTCACTTGAAAAATTATACAGAACAAGAGTATGAAGCTATCAAGAAAAAACTTGTGAACATGCACATTGCGACCAGCGCAAAGGTTGGACTAAAGGTAGATGTAAAGGAAATTGAAGACAAGGCAGAAGCCTTGTTGAAAAACAAGACCTACAAAGTTAAACTTGAACTGGATAGCGAAAGCATTAAAAAGTTTAGAGAAACTTTTAAAGAGCAAGGAATCAATACAAGTGAACTAAGAGCCATGAGGGGCGTATCCCAATTGATACGAGCAGATGCTTACGCCAGCTCTCAAAAAGCCCTTGAACAGCTTAGAATTGCCCGAATGCAGGCTGCAAAAGCTTCCGATACACACAATGCAGCAATGAAGAGGACGAACAGTACCATGTCTTCTCAATCACGGATAGCTGGGGAATTGAAAAATCAAATCGCCAATGTGTACTCCATTTATAGCATAGAGCGTTTTGTCAGGGGATTATATACTATTGGCGGAGAGTTCCAGAAGCAACGCATTGCACTTACTTCCATTATCGGAGATAGCATGAAAGCTGAAACCATATTCAACCGTATCAAGGATTTGGCGGTAGTTTCTCCGTTTCAGTTCAAGGAATTGGCTTCATATACCAAACAACTTTCTGCATATAGTATTCCGTATGAAGAACTTTATGATACAACCAAGAGACTTGCCGATATTTCCGCAGGTGTTGGTGTCGATATGGGGCGTATCATATTGGCGTATGGACAGGTACGTAGTGCGGCATTTCTCCGTGGGCAGGAATTGAGGCAGTTTACAGAAGCAGGTATTCCTTTGGTGGATGAATTGGCGAAACGGTTCACCATTCTCGAAAATAAAGTAGTCAGTGCCGGAGACGTATTTGACAAAATCAGCCGGAAAGAAGTTAGTTTCGGAATGGTAAAAGATGTTCTTTGGGAGCTGACCGATGAAGGTGGGAAATTCTATAATATGCAGGAAGCTCTTGCGGAAAGTCTTGCGGGCAAATGGAGTAACTTACAGGACGCATGGGATGTAATGATGGCTGACATTGCGGAAGGCAATAGTGGCGTGCTTTCTGATAGTTTGGATTTTCTTACAAAGTTAATGGAACATTGGGAAGACTTTGCTAAAGTAACCATTCCAATAATTACCTCATTTGGTATTTATAAAACAGTGGTTCTATTAGCATCTTCAGTAAACCTTGAACTAATAAAAACCTTCATATCATTAACTGCAAGTGTTAGAAGTCTAAAAGACGCTATTGCGCTACTTGGATTAGTGACAAAGACTAACCCGTTAGGTTTATTATTAGGAGCTTTATCCGGAATTATAGCACTATTTTATGCGTTCAGAGAAGAAACAAAAACAACAACAGAGGTTATTACAGATTTAAATAAGACCATTGCTGACACAAACGACAAGATGCAAGGTAATAAAGCTGTTGACAGCCTTATTGACCGATACGAAGCCCTTAGCAAAAAAGCTAATAAAAGTGCAGAAGAAAGTCGAGAATTAGGGCGCATTACCAAAAATCTTGCCAATACATTCAAAGATGCAGTTACTCAAACAGATAAATATGGAGTAGCAATATCTCTTTCTGTTGAGAAGATGCGAAAGTTATCGCAAGAACAGAAAGATTTATACAAGAAGCAGTTTATCGGAACTATGGCAAATGCTCAAATACAAAAGCAGAGTATTGATTCCGAAAGGGAAAGGCTTGCCGGTATTATCAGAGAAGGAGGATATAGAAGATTTGATGAAAACGGAAGAGAATTATCCTTCGCTAAATACAAACCGGAAGACATCACCAAAGCAAGAAATAGACTATTGGAACTGGAGAAGCAAAGTCTGGACTTGGCTAACATTATAGACACAGCCAGGCAATCTTATCATTCCATGAACAAAATAGATATAAGCAAGCCTTTGGCAGATTGGGAAAAAGAGGCAAATAAGCTCGCAGGAGATATGGATGCCTTAAAGCCCAAAGAAGGAACTTCTTATGAAGAATATATGGAGATGCTTTCCGGTAATATCAGTGACTTGGAGAAAAAAACAAAGGCATTTGCATCTGGAAATAAATATTCAGAAAAGCAACTGACATCCTACAATAAGGAACTTGAGACAACGAGGAAAATTTATAAGGCCTTAGGAGGATTGGAAAAATCATCCAGAAGCGAAAAAGACCCTATCGCTGAACAATGGAAAGACCGTACCAATCTTATAGATAAAGCTATCTCCAGTTATGATAAATGGAGAAAAATAGAAGGAGATGAAGCGGCTACCCAAAGAGTAAAAGGCATATCCGAGTTTTCATCTGTTTTTGATGAGAAGGGTGTTAATTTAGACTTGAACAACCCAAGCAAAGCTTACAAATACATTCAAGGACAGTTAGACCGCAGTAAAGAAAAACAGGAAGATTTATACATTTCTCTTGGTGTCAAGATTGACAAGGCGGGAATTGATAGCGCAAAAAAAGAAGTTGATAATGCCTTAAAGGAGATAGAAAAGTATATTTCCCAAACCGGAGAAAAGTGGGATTTATACAAAAAGCTGTTTAATGCTTCAGGAAACAAATCTCTTTCCATGAACATAGCCTTTGGTGGAGAAGTGTCATTTAAAAGCATGGTTGATGATTTGCGAAGCCAGCTTTCTAAAGCACTTGCTGAAACAGGCAGTAAATTCTCTGTTACAGATGTGCTTGCCATGAAAGAGGATGATGTAAAGAAGCGATTTGGGGAAGGGGCTATTCTGAAGCTATACCAATCAATCAACGAGGAAAGTAAGAAGATGCGTTCAGAAAGCCTTGAAAATCTTTTAGGCATGATAGAGGATTATAAAGATTATGCCCAAAAAATAAAGGATATTGAACGCAATCTTCAAAAGGACTTGGCAGATATTGAAAGCCAAAGAGGGCAATTAGGAGAAGAAGCCACAAATAGACTTATAGCGCAAAGGAAAAAGAAGGCGAGCGAAGATGCTGCATCAACCAAATTTGAACAATTCAAAAGTTCGGAAGACTGGGCTAAGACCTTTGATGACCTTGATAGACTATCTTCTGCAACTCTTGATAGGCTAATCAAGAACCTGGAAGAGTTTAAAAATACGACCGGACAAAGCTTAAAAGTTGACGAGTTCAAGGAGCTTGTCAATGTTTTAAAAAAGCTACGCGATGAAAGCGAAAGCAGAAACCCTTTCAAAACATTGTCAGACGGCATAAAAGAGTATGCAGAAGCCACCAAAAAGCTGAAAAAGGCTCAAAAAGAACTTGGGTTTATTCAAAATGGCGGTGAAGTTACTACCGGTATTTCAGAAACAAGTCATACCGAAACCAAGAAAACGGATAGCGGTTTATCTTACCAGACTAAAGTCGTCGATAAATTAACTCCTAAATTAAAAACATTAGCTGATGCGGAAAGGGAAGTTACTGATGCACAAGACGAACAAAATGCAGCTTCCGACAAAGTTCAAGTAGGCTTTGGAGATGTTGTCGACATGGCTAACCTTCTTATCGGCACTTTGGGGGATTTAGGGTCAGCATTTGATGCCTTAGGGAATGACAGCATGGGAGACACTCTAAGTACTGTGCAAGAAGTTGCGGGTGGATTATTGAATACCGCCCAAAGCGGTGCTACCCTTTTCGCTGGTATATCTTCCGGCAACCCGATGGCTATCATGCAGGGGGCTACAGGTGTAGTCAGTGGTATTACCGGAATTATAGGAAGTATAGCCAAAGCCCATGACAAGAAGCTTGACAAAGCAATTCAGCGTTCCCAATTGGAAGTGAAGAAGCTTTCTAATGATTACAAAAATCTTCAATCTATCGTTGAACGGCAATTGGGTGCTGTTACTCAAAGTCAATCCAAAGAAATGATTGCCAATCTTCAAAAACAGAGAGAAGAGGTTATAAAACAGGCGCAGGCAGAGGCAGATAAAAAAGACCCTGACAGTTCTAAAATAGAGGACTACCGACAGCAGTATATCGAGTTGGGCGAACAAATCAAATACTTCTATGAAGATTTGGCAAGTGAGCAGTTTGGTATAGACATAAAAGGTTGGGCAGACCAAATATCAGAAGCGTTAGTTAATGCATTTGCCAACGGAGAAGATGCGGCAAAGGCTTTTGATGATACGGTGGCTGATATTATGCGCAATGTCATAAAGGAGATGATTTCTGTAAATGTAATACAGAAATCGATGAATGGTTTAAGGGATTATCTGTTTGGAGATAAAGGTATATTTACGGATAGTTCTGCGGGGGGAACCAATCTAACCGAACAAGAGGCGGCCGGGCTAATGCAACAACTTGGGAGCCTTAGAGGCACAATCTCTGATTCAAAAAAGATATGGGATTATCTAAATGCCGCTGCAAAAAAAATGGGAATAAGCCTTGAAGAGACAAGTGCCTCAAATACACTTTCCAAAGGGATACAGGAAAACATAACAGAAGACACCGCTAATATTTTGGCTTCCTACTTAAACAGTATCCGTGCCGATGTAAGTATAAAACGGACATTACAAGAAAGGTTTTTCAAAGAGGATTTTCCCAAGATGAATGTTATAGCAGAAGCACAACTGCGGCAACTGAGTATGATTACAGAAAATACAAGAAGAACCGCCGACAGTAATGAAGCAATCCTTAATGAGGTTTCCGAATTAAGGAATGAAATACATTCAGCTAAGCTAACGAAAGATAAGGGATTTTATTTCCGTTAAATATTGAAAATATAATGCGTTATGAACGAAAAGGATTTAAGCAGAACATTACTAAACCAAGCAATCACACTTGGTTTATGCCAGCCGTGGCAACAAGCATGGGGAACTCCCGACCAACAAGGGTTGATTGACAAGTGGCTGCATGGGATTGATTTTGCTATTAAACACAATTATCCCACCAACACTTTCATAAAGGAAAACTTCGACAAAGATATTCTTCACAAAAACGGTATCTTCGTGGATGAAGATGTACAGAAACGCAACATGTCACAAATTGCTGTTTTGAACGGAAATTGCAAAGGCACTCTCCTATTCGACGGCTTTTCCGTATGTGATGTTTATGTGCGCCATGACAGTGAAGTTACCATTGACTGCTCTCAGTATTGCAAGGTATTCATTAATGTGTACGACCGGGCAAAAGTAAATGTTATCCAAAAGGATATAGCATCGGTATATGTTTACATTCATGGAGAAGATTGTATTGTGGAAACCGATGGGGATGTCATGCAAAGAAAAAGCCAGACTTAATGTCTGGCTTTATTGTATAATTCTTTTCGTAGAGGCTGAAATAAAGCAGCAAGAGTCACTAACAATTCTTCCTTCTCCGACAATTTCACGCAAGGGAGGATGTTCAACCTCATTTCTTAAAGCCCACCCTAATCTATCACCTTTAGTCCTTGTTTGGCGGCTCCTTGTAATGTTTTTTATTCGTTTTACATCATTCATATTATAAATCCTTTAGCTATTTCTCTCCTGGTTTAGTATATAACCATACAAGAAAACCTTCTTTGTATCAGAAAAGATAGTTCGTTGCAAACTGAAAAGCTACGCGTTTACGTAGCTCACTTGGTAGGTTTCAACGGGCTATCTTTTTTTGTTTTCCCTAATGGCTTGTTTATACAATACGCCCAAGTATACCCCGTTATTATGGCTTCTGTCTTCCAATCAATTAAAGTAGTATCATTTTCCTCCATATCATCATCTACTTTAAAGGCGAGTGTCTTACTAAATTCAATTCTGTTTTCTAAGTTGTTACTATCCATATAACCGCTTTATTTTATAACAAAAATAGTGAAAATCTAAATATAATATATACCTCTAATGAAAATTTGCATGTTTAAAAGCATATTATTATAACGTTCTCTAATACACATTGTTTTTTTAAGTCGTATTTCCCTATAAGTTAACACATTAACTCTTTATATATTAGTCTTAAGACTAAAATTTCACTATCAAACAACCCTATTCTTCTTTGTTAAATATAAAGGAAACAAGTAACTATATAATAGTTTTTTGTATTTTTGAACGCTGATATTCCAATATAATTAACTAATGAAAGTAGAGATAAATAAAGAACGCATAGATTATTTGCTGGCATTATATAGAATGTCGGAAGAATCTTTATTGTCTATACTTAACAAGGGAAGAAAAAGAGAAATCCAAAAAGATAATATTTTCTGCAATGTGATAGACTTGTCTTTACTAAAGAAAGTAGATAAAATATTTGATAAGGGATTAGAGTTTTACACAGATTTTTCTCCATTAACTACATCAAAAAGCAACAGCATACTTTTCAGAAAAAGTAAATTTGGAATAGAGTTAAATAATGAATCTATACGTACAATACATAGATTTGAAACATTAAAACAGACTATTGACGCTTACAATAAACTTTCAAAATTAAATATACACCCCAATATAACCCATTATTCAATAGAAGATAACCCCATTGAAATAGCCCGTATTGCACGAAATTACTTCTATCCGGGGGATATTAAAGACACAAAGAAATTTCTCGTAGCAATGATTCATAAATGTGCAGAGCATAATGTTTTTGTGTTTGAATATATTGAAAATTGGAATAAAAAAGAAAAAACCAATATTGATGGCTTTTATTTAAAGCCTAATATGATAGTCTTAAAGCGTCATAAGCACTATAAGAGGGAAATATTTACATTTGCCCACGAACTCGGGCATTATATGCTTGGAAAAGAAGAAGTAGAGCAGGTAGATATAGCGAATATAGATGCTGAAAACCGACAAAACGTTGTAGAGAAATGGTGCAACGATTTTGCATATTACTTTATAATGGGAGAAGCTGCAAAGAAATTAGAAATCATTTCCAAAGTAAATGCGGACAACGATTACTATATGGATTATATCTCCAATATAAGCAATCAAACCCATATTAGCAAATTGGCAATTTTCACCCGTTTGTATATTGATAAAAAAATGACCTTTAATCAATACGATATAATTAAAAACAACCTTATTCGGGAATATCAGGAACGCAAAGAAAAAGAAAGCTTACAAAAAGAAAAAAGGTTTGGGATGTCACCTAAACCAATTCTTTCTCCCTTATTCTTAAAATCCATGCAGTATGCTTATTTTAAGGGAATTGTTAATGAAATGACATTTTGCAAGCGTCTAAATATCAAACCTGAGAAATTTGAAAAAATATTATGGCAATAGTAATAGATACTTGTTCGTTGGTAGCAATGGCAAGATACTATTTGCCATTAGATATAAATGGAATATTAACTAATTTCATTAAGAAAGGTTTGGAGACTGGTGAAATCATCTTATTAGATGCTATTCAGCAGGAAGCTATATATACATCGCAAGGTATTGCAATAAAAGCTATGCCTTATTTAAAAGAAGTGAAGTATGCCGTAAACACTACAGAGATTTTTCTCCCCTCTCCTAAGAAGTTCCATAACCTTGTTGATAATAATTTTTGTGTAAGGCTACTAAAAAATGAACTTACGGAAGAAGAGTATGTTTTGCAAAAAGAGGAGTTTCTAAAATCTGGCGATGGGCGCATTATTATATATTGCATGTATCACAAGGAACAATATAAAATTATGCCAGCCGGCATAAGTGTTCTTACAGAAGAAACAAAATCACAAAATGACGGTAAATTATTCCAAAAGCTACCAAGTATCTGTGACTTTCTAAAAATAAATACCATAACATTAACAGAATACCTCAAAGCCCACGGAATAAAGATTGAAAGAATACATGCAGAATAGTTTCTCTAATACAAAACAAGTCAAGCGAAAAAAACTCCGCTTGACTTGAATAATTATTTCAATTTTAACTTATTGCTTTTCAGCCTTAATATCCAGACTTTCTCCATCCATTGACATGGTAAGTTCAGCATTGTCACCTGACAAGGATTTAACCGTATATCTTATATATTCTTCGCCATCCAAGTAAGTAACAATAGTATTTCCTGATGCCTTATATGTACCGCTACCGTTCCCTAAATAGCCTCTACCATAAAAAGAACCATCGGACTTGAAAGATATAGACATACCAAACCTTGTATATGGGTATGTAGTCACGTCATACCATTTGCCCTCTACTTTTACATCCGTCACATCCCATGTACCGTATAAGGTTTCCATTGGATAGTCGAAATCATCATCATCCGAACACGCACTAAAAACAAACATTGGCAGCATTGCCAGTAAAAATAAAATCTTTTTCATTATTATTTATTTAGATATTGCTATTAATTACTCTTATCGTCCATTTCTATATTGTAAATAACAGGGTCGTATTTATTAATCTTCCCCGTTCCGAGGTCAATCAAAAAACCTGGCCAAAATAATATATTCCACAAAGATTTAGCATTAAACGAAGATTCTATAACGAAAGGTGTATCCTTAAAACCTTCTTTTTTCGCAATAATCGTTTTGTCTGACAGTTTTTTCTTAATTTTTACTGTAGCAGAGCCACCTTCTTTTATTTCTGCCAATTTCACATTATTAGTTCCGTCATACAGTCTTGTGCCGTTCTCTCCCATAAAAGTGATAGATTGTTTAGAGCTTGAAAATATGCTCATACATGATGAAAACAAGAAAACAGAACATAATAAAATCAAAATCTTTTTCATAAAGCATGTGTTTTAGTTAATTAATGTGCGGCAAAGTTAAAGGTTTAATTTTAATTAAACCTTATATTAATTCAATTTTATTGTAGTGTTTTTTATTACATATAAAACATAAAAATCCCCGAACTGTAAAGAACGAGGAATAACAATGAACTGTTGAATGAAAAGGAAATCAATAAAAGGTCGTCAGCCATACAAAAAACGAATAACAGCCTTAAAAACTCGAAAAGCCTATAAATCCCTTGACGTTTTTTCATTTCGTAGAGGATTGATTTCATAATGCTAAGGTCTACGCCGGAACTCCGATAGGGGCTTCTCTGTCATATTCCGCAAATACTATCTCCTTTTAAACACTTCCACCTCAAAATTATGGCTTAAACGCTTTATCCTATTTGGCAAAAGAGTAATTTCTTCTATGTCTATAATTCCGTCCCGAAGCATTATAAAATCAACTTTTTTATTATTGGATTGAAATATAACATAATATTCTCCATTTGGTACTTTTAAGGTATAACTTCCATTTGCGTCTATCAAGGTTTCATACCTTTCTATATCAGAATCATTTATAATAGTATTTTTTTTCATTAATTCGACAGCAACATCTAATGTTTCAGATTGACTTAGATACTCCATGCCTATTTCCCGGCAATGTCCTTTCGCAACTCTATACGCCAAATCCCTATCCGAAGATGCGTTCCAAAAAGCATTATATACAGATATTGAATATATACCATCATACAATCTTTTTACTTCTTTCTTCATATTAGGAGCTATTGAATCCAATACACACTTAGGGATAAATGTTACAATAGCTCCAACATCTACTTTGTTATCAACATAGTCATTTACTTTATATGTCACTGTACCAGTTACTGTACTCATAGCAGCTGTATTATTATATGCTTTTTTTTGAGCATATGTAAAAACAGGCAACATGAGTACTAATAATAAAATCTTTTTCATATTAATACGGTTTATCTATTAAAATAATACAAAGATACGCCTTTATTAACATCCATTGTCATTATATATAGCATGTTATAAAACATATTCATTATTTATTAATATATTAAATTATGAAAATGAGTATATTTTCTATATATTCGCACAAAAACTTAGAAAATAAACGAAAGTAATTGATTTTATGATTATAAGTTTGCGTTTTCAAAGATTATATCTATCTTTGCTGCGCTAACAGTTCGACAAACTTTATTGTCTCGTAGAGCATCGGTCAATTGCTCAATTTCATTGGGCATTTTTTATGTTCATATTTTAGAATATTGGCGGTTGCCTATACGTAGTCATTATTTTGTTCTTCGGGACAAAGTGTGTTGGACTGTTAGCAGCGTATATGGCAATCGCTTTTTTTATTGCCTACAATGACTTAAATGCTAACAGTCATGAATGAATTAAAACTTTTTCAATCGCCCATCTTCGGGAAAGTACGTACCGTTGTGATAAACGGTCAAGTTATGTTCGCTGCAACAGATGTAGCTAAATGTTTAGGGTACGCAAATCCGCAAAAAGCAGTCAGAGACCACTGTAAATCAGCAGGGGTGAACGAAATGGACACCCCTACAAACGGAGGGATTCAAAAGGTTAAGTTTATAACCAAAGGCAATATAATTCGTCTGGTAGCAAGTTCAGAACTTCCACAAGCAGAAGAAGTGGAAAGTTGGATTTTCGATGAAGTAATTCCTACTGTATTGGAAACCGGCGGCTACATCGCCACCAAATCCGACGACACTCCCGAAGAAATCATGGCACGTGCACTGACTATCGCACAAGCCACCCTTGCAAAAAGAGAGGAGCGGTTAAAGCAGCTTGAAGCCGAAACCGAGCAACAGCAAGCCACCATCGAACTGCAAGACAAGGAAATCAAGGCGGCTGCTCCCAAAGTCACCTACTACAACAATCACCTGCAAAGCGTAAATACTCTGACGAGCACACAAATCGCCAAGCAGATAGGAATGGACGCAGAGAAACTGCACAAGAAACTAAAGGAAGCAGGAATTGTCTATCGTCAATCGGGACAATGGTTACTCCACTCTCCCTACTCTACTTGGGGATTACACTCCACCCGTACCCAGACATATACTCGTTCGGACGGTTCGATAGGAACCAATGTATATACGGTATGGACTGAAAGGGGCAGACGCTTCATTATCGCCTTGTACGAAAACGAGTGGAATGCAAGGAGAGCCATCAAGCAGATTAAGGGTGAAATTGACCCTGCTGCATAACATGTTTTTGCGTATTATTTAGTAAATTTGCAGAAAACGAGTAAGTTATGGAACGTATAAGGTTGTCAAAAGAAGAAAAGGCTGTGTTCAGAAGTGTCAGCATCAATGGCAAGAAGCTACCATTGAACTGTTCTCCATTTCTATTTGTGACAACCCTTGACCTTCTGAAAGAAAAAGGACTTGTATCATATAAGGCTGACGAAGACGGAGTAGTGTATATGGCAAAACTTACAATAAAAGGAAAGGCATACATGGAATACAACCCCATGCTGAAAAATCCTATTCCGTGGAAAGACATCATCTTGATTGTTCTTTCAACGATTACCGCCGTATCTACATTACTTGCGTTGTTTGTTGGATGTACCTTATTGAATGAGAGGTTATGGAACGAATAAGACTTTCCAAATCAGAAAAGGAAGTGATACGTATATTAAATACGAACTTTGCCAATGCTCCCGGTAATGTAGTACGTAAAGGGTATTCACATACCGCACATTCCCTGCAAGACAAAGGGCTTGTAAGGTGCACATATTTGGTTAATGGTGAAGTCTGGGATATACGTCTTACTCAATTTGGAAAAGAATATCTGTTTGAGAACCCTCGTTTATACAATCCTATAAACTGGAATTTAACATTGGCTATTATAAGCGTTGTTATATCCATTATAACCTTACTCGTTGTCTGCATGAGAAAATACTAATCACGCTATTTTAATCATCCGGCAGTCGGTTCCAATGCCCGACAGCCACAACTATACCCAAAATGAATATGGAAGAATTAAGAAAGCGACTGGATGAAGTTATACTCGATATACAGAAGGAGAAGTTGGAAATAATGAGGATGCTATCTCCTATGTCTGTCAAAAAATGCAACCCAAATGCTTCTAAACCGAATTTTGACCTTAGAAGACTTAATAAGAATATATTGCCACATGTTAGCATAGATGCATGTTGAGGTTTCGACCAACGTTCATGTTACGATGTCCCGCCAGTAATACGGCTGGCGGGTTGGCAATAGATAAATTATAATTTAAAGGAAAGAATATGAAAACAAATAAGCTCACCTACTCCACCCCTATCCCTAAAATAAAGGAATATGTACGTAATATCGTAAACAAGCATAACGCCGGAGCAGAATATCCGTGCAGTCTGAATGAAATAAGCCAATTATTTTTTGCCGACGAAAAAGAGGGTAAAAACTTTATTGAGAAGTGGTTTATCCATCAAAAAGACTACATCTTATCAGGAAAGAAGGTTTTGCTATCGGCAAATTGCTTACGACGTTTGTTTGACATGGCAAGTATGGGATTAACACCTAAGCAGGAATAGTCTGTTACACAATTAATTATTTAATAACTTAAAGTTATGAGTATCACAATAATTATCATTTGTTAACAAAGAACTATAATCCGCTTATTGAATTAACAGAATGAAACGTTAATTAGAGTACTGTATATACAGCATCTAAATTAGTGAATAAAGTAACTTTTTTATCATGTAATCAATTTCATTTTATTTCACGCTGTTTCATTCTGTTTCATCTTTATCAAAGTAAGATTAAAAGGGAAATAATTAACATTTGACTGATATTCAAATGCTTAATAACTTTGCTCCCACAAGATAGCTATCACAGTTGCAGTTTGTGGAAGTTCTGCATAGATAAAGATATTTGGGGACATCGGTCTAACTCGTAAACTTCCACTTTATACGGTTAGGCTGGTGCTCCCCTTTTCATTTAATATAAAGAAGTAACATTATGAAAAATAATATTCAGATTTTCAAAAACGAACAATTCGGAGAAGTAAGAATTATAATGAACGAAAACAATGAACCTTTGTTTTGTGCAAAAGATGTAGCCGCTGCATTAGGATATTCTGATACGGCAGACGCCATACAAAGGCATTGTAAATCAGGCAAAAAGGTGTTTCACCCACACGAAAACGGCATTGGTGGAGTAAATATGATATATATTCCTGAAAAGGATGTATATCGTTTAATAATGAGAAGCAATCTTCCTGATGCTGAAAAATTTCAAGATTGGGTATGTGACGAAGTGTTACCTTCAATACGCAAGTATGGAATCTATGCTACAGATATTACCATAGAGCAACTACTTGCTAATCCGGATTTCGCTATACAAGCATTACAGAATTTGAAAGAGGAACGCCAAAAGAGAGTTGAAGCAGAACAGAAAGTTGCCGAAGCCACTCCCGCCATAGCTTTTACCAATGCCGTACAATCAGCGAATAGTTCTTGCTTAATCGGAGAATTAGCAAAGATTATCACACAGAATGGATACCCTATCGGAGAAAAGAGGTTATTTGCATGGATGCGTGAAAACGGGTATTTAGGTAAGCATGGAGAGCGATACAACATTCCGAATCAACAATATGTAGAACAGAGATTGTTCGAGATAAAGAAAGGAGTACGCTCAGGTAGCGGCGGAGTATTACATACTACAATTACGACAAAACTTACGGGAAAAGGACAGGTCTACTTCGTAAATAAGTTTCTGAATAGCTCTATCAATCAATAGAAAAATGAAATAATAGCAAGGCTATGTTTTGAACAACAGCTAAAAATGCGTAAGTTTGTTTTGTAAACAACGTTGTCTTACCATTGCTCCGTGGCGGTTGCACTGGAACAAGATTAAATAGGCATAGTGTTGTCGTTAACCGCCACATCAGGCGACATTTCCCTATGTCTTACCTTAAAAAAAGTAGAGCTATGGATATAAACACCATAAGGAATAGACTTTCAAAAATAATCAGAGACATACAGTATGAAAAAATAGAAATAATGAAATTAGTAGGAAGAGAGAATATGACAATCATTAAAACCAACTCTATCATTACACAAAAACCTTTTGACTTGAAAGCGCTAAACAGACATCTTATCAAAAAGCAGAAGAGCGTTATTTAGATACAGACATTTCGTGCAAATCACGGTAATTTTCTAATATTTTATTTGATTATTTAGAAAATACACCATATATTTGCAGTATTGATAATACAAGCCAAAGAGCTGATTAACGGATATACCGTTGATTGGCTCTTTTTGTTTTTTACGACACAAACTCAAAATAACACATGGCAAAACCTTACAGTATCTATTTTCAAAAAAGTAAACTGGGAAGTCCTGTTATTGATACGCAGTCCCAATGGGGAATTGTGTGCAAGGATTTCCCTTTTACTGTATATGGAGAGATTAAGGATTTGCCTAAAAGAGACTGGATAGACCAAGACGGGGAAGACACTTTTTTCCCCGAAGAACTCTGTATGCAAGCCTATGATATGGACGTAGAGTTTGCCTATAAAGGGGATATGGGGACGGCCAATGAAAAGATTATCGCCTTCCTGGACTATCTAATTGGGAAAGATGGTTACGGAACTGAACTGAAGGTTTATGACACTTATACTAAAATAGGCAGGCAAGGAATTTATTTCAAATCCATAAAGCATGACCTTTTCGTTCGTAATACGGATGAGGGAGATGTTGTAACTTTTAATATTACATTTCGGGTAACCGACCCCAAAACACAAATTATTCTTTCTGTATAATGGGACGGTTTATAATATATAGCAAGGATGGGCAAACTCAGCGATGTATCGCCGAGAAGCTGGAATATAACGGAGAGTTCATGGGAGCTTGTTCCGTTAACATTACCGTTACGTCCCCCACCCCTATTGATTTTGAAGTCGGAGACTATCTGACATATCGTGAAGAAAGGTTTGAAATAAACTACGACCCTACCGAACTGAAGCAAGCCGCCAAGAATACATACGGAGAGGCTTTCAAGTATGAGAACGTGGTTTTCAACTCGCTTGCAGACGAGCTTACGAGATGTGAATTTCTGGACTATGTAAAAGAGGATAACTTAATCCACTACTCCTCACTACCTACATTCAGTTTCTACGCCGAAAATATTAACGCCCTTGCAGAAAGGATACAAGTAAACCTTGACCGCATCTATAAAGGAGAACAAAAATGGACGGTTGCGGTACATCCTGAATATGTGAACGACGCTAACAAGTCCATATCAATAAGTAATATAAATGTATGGGATGCACTCGCATTGGCAAACAGCGAGTTTAATGCAAACTTTATCATAAGAGGGCGAACAATAACCATAGGTACAGCCGGAATTGCCGTAGGTAGTATGTTCGGATATGGAAAAGGCAAAGGATTGTATTCCATACAAAAGACTGCGGATTCATCGCAGAAGATTATTACTCGGCTAAGAGCATACGGTAGTACGAGAAACTTGCCTTATAACTATTACACTACGTATGGTAGCCCTATCATAGAAGCACCCATTGAGGATGCATCTTATGGATACGATCCAAACACCCATGTAATAGACGGCGCTGTCGTGACACTCCCCTTTTACATGAAATTTCTGTCTGATACAACATTATACGATGTAACAATCAACGGACATTCCTATAAAATGAGAAGAGGTAGTTACCTTGGGAAGTGCTACGTCTTGATGAACAGAGAATCCGACAAGAATAATGTTCGTATCGGTGCTAAAATACGGATAGAAAACGGCATTGAAACCGATAACGTCCCAAGAAAATACAAAAGACCTTCCGGCGCACTGGTTCCCAATAACATGGCCGTTAAAAACTTAATGCTTCCTGATTTTCCCGGAAAAACGCTCGATCCATACCTTGATAGCAAAAACATAGATGCTATCGGAGTACGGGAAGGCTCGGTATTCTTTGATGGAAGCGACAGTTCCCTACCGGAAATATACCCTTCAATGGAAGGAATGACTGCGCAACAATTAATAGATGCAGGAATAAGCGTAAATGCCACCGGGGCGTTGGATGAAATTGCCGCCGATTCCGTAAATAAAGATAATACAGCAATTACAGATGATGGATATTTCGAAGAAGGAGAAACTATCCCGCCATTCAAGATATATCTTAAAGATATTGGGTTTGACATAAACGATTATCTGACGGGGGAAACTGCTACCATATCCATGAAAAGCGGAATGTGCGGTGGGCGTGAATTTGAAATACTCGGAGATGCTGATAAGCCCATAAAGCAAGGGAATATGTGGGTTCTAACCTGCAACAGAACCTATGATGAGGGATTAAATCTGTATTTTCCATATAAGGATTTCAAAATAAAGGCCGGAGATAAATTTGTGCTTCTGGGAATTGATATGTCGGATGTATACATAAAAGCCGCTTCCCAAAGATTGCTAACAGCTTCCAAAGAATATCTTGCAAAAAACGATTATGTAAGATATACCTATGAGCCTAAGGTGGATGAAATATTTATGGCTCGCCACCCTGAACTGCACGACAGCATAAAAGAAGGGGATTTAATGCTATTTGAAGATGAAGACCTAAACATCAATGGGAGCATTATCATTGACAGCCTTACGATAAAAGAAGGGGACGGACTTATTCCGGCATATGGTATCACTCTCCGCAATGATAAAGCTGTAGGAACTTTAGAAAAAATACAGAATCAGATAGATTCTATTGTAGGCGGGCAAGGCGGTGGCGGATTGACTACCCAACAAGTGGAATCAATCATTAAAGCCTTTGGTGACAAGCTGTTTTTAAATAAAACCAAGCCAGACCAAACCAGTTATTTAATAAAGTTCTTAGGTGGATTATTTTCTGACTACATCCAATCAATGAACTTTTCTTCCGGTGCGCTCGGTGAGGGGTTTGTCATCAAAGTAGACAGCAAGACGGGCGACAGCTATTTGGAAGTAGACCATATGCTGGCACGCAAGAGCGCCACGTTTATTGAGTTACTGATACAGCGATTACGTCAGGTTGGCGGTCAGATAATACTTTCTCCCGCATCCATGTCATGTTCTAAGGTAGAGGAATACGATACCTTTTACCGCTGTTACTTCGAGAACACAGATGGGGAAAAGACCATTGTTCAGGAATTTGTAGTAGGAGACCAAGCCCGCAGCCAGACATTCAACATCAAGCCAGGCGTACATGAGAACGTTTCTAATACCTACTATTGGCGGCTGGTGACAAGTATAGGTGACAATTACATAGACCTTTCGAAGAGCGACTGTGACACGGGGTCTGCCGCACCACAAGCAGGCGATGACATTGTACAGTTAGGTAACCGGACGGATAAGACCAGGCAGAACGCCATCGTATTGGCAGCATACGGGAATGATACTCCGAGCTTCCGTCAGTATGCAGGGATTGATTCTTATTCTTTGGCTGGTAAAGAAGTGACAGCTTTCAGTCCCAACGGCAATAAAGTTACTGGTGATTTTATCCTGAAAACGGGTGTTAATATCCTTACCCAGTTCCAGATATTGGAAGATCTTATTTATTCGGAAATCTCCAAAGTGCTTGACGAGATACAAGCAGAGGATAACTACCTGTACAACTCAGCATTCGCATCCAATACGAACGGTTGGGAAGCGAAGAACGACATTCACTTTTTCACTGTAAACGGAAAATTCTTATTGGTGAATGGAAAGTTCTACTCCCGTAAGGATGCTATGGCTGCCATTATCAGGGACGAAGATAGAAACGTGCTTCGCATACTTTCTTCCGGCATAAAACAATCCAATGCTGATTTAGCCAATAAGCCGACTTATGAGGAAGGAGAAGAACCGAGAAAGTTCTTTATCTCCTTTAAATACAAGGTGATTACAGCAGGAACTCTTACGATAGGCTTTCCCGGTCAGAACCTGCATTTCACCGAACAGCTCGAACCGGGTGAAGAATATACAATAAAGGAGTATTCCGGCACATGGGACGGAACGGGAGATTTCGAGTTGAAGTTTACGGGGGATATATACATACATTCGTTGGCGTTGACCGATAATGCCTACGAGGACATGATAACAAAGTTTGAAACCCAACTAAGCCAAACCAATGAAAAGATTGAAGCGGTAGCGGAAAGAACGTCCAATCTTGAAAGCAAGAGCGCAGGATGGTTAACCACTGCGGATGGTGTCAAGATTTGGGCTGCTGCGGAGTTCAATGACAAAGGCGGAGAAGGTAATACTAAAGTGTCATCTCTGTTTAATGTGTCGGCGGATAAAATATCGTTAAAGTCGCAACATATTCAGCTGGAAGGAGTAATTACGGCCAATGGAAACATAAAGATACACGAAGATGGTTCTATCGAATGTCATAACGGCTCTTTTACGGGAGATATAACAGCAGAAAACGGATATATCGGTGCATTTAAGATAACCCAATACGGACTTGAGAATATTACATCAAATCCGACTGCAAGATTGCGGATAGGGCAGGATGGCGGAAGATTTTTTGAAGTGAATACTACCACTAATACAATGTGCGGTATTCGCGGAGATGAAATGACAGCGCTAAGTTTGAGTGCCTATGGCAATCATTCTATCGGTGTAGATATAATTGCCCAGGCTGGATTCGATACTTATGCGATAAAAGCGCTTGGTAATGTAGAATTAAATGCCAGAAACGGTGAATCGGTAAGAGTAAACAGATTAGATGCCGCAGGAGTATCAATAGGCGTGAGAAGATTAGGCATTGATACAGTTGGAGTGCCAACCTCTTATACGCTTGAGGATACAGATGATTTCGTAACTTACAGCAATGCCTCTCCAAGTTATGACCCTGTTTTATATCTGCCGAGTTCCGCCAATTTGGGTAAGATGGTATTTGTAAAGAATCAGTTAAGTAGGAATATAATAGTAAGAGGGAATCTTATGAATGCCAATGATAGAGGAACCAAATCAGAGACAGCCCTGAATGGAGTTTCGAGTATTTATATTTTCGATGGTTCCTACTGGGTTCATTTCTTCTGTGGATAACATTAAAACGATTATAGATTATGAAAAAGATAAACTTTGAAAAGATGCTGATTGCGACAGACATAGCCCGTAAGCATTGTGAAAACAAGGATTGCCGGGAAGATTTTGCTAATATACTATACCGTAACGGTAACGGTATCGCATCACATGCACTTGCAATGAAGATATATAATTCCGGTGAAGAAACGGAATATACCGATGAGGAAGTGACTTTGATACAGGAGTATGCAAATGCTTTTTGCAAACCTTTCTTCATTGACGCACTCAACCGTGCTATCGACAATCAACCGGAAGAAATAACCGATAAACAGGAATAATTATGGCTTGGACAGAACAGGATTTACGAGAAATAGAAGATGAATTAAAAAAAGGTTCACAAGGCGTTGGTGATGTACCAGAAGCGGAAAGTTTGGACGGTATTACATCATTACCTGCATATCAAGAGAAAGATGGCGAGGACATTATTGTACGTGCTCCACTTGAATTGTTAGCCGCTCCCGCTTTGGATGCCGCTGATAAGGCAAATGCAGCCGCTACTAAAGCAGAAAGCAACGCCACAGCAGCACAGACAGCCGCAAATTCCGCCAATGAGAAAGCAGAGCTGGCGGCACAAGCTGCATCCGATGCCAACGCAGCTAAAGAAGGAGCAGAAACGGCTGCTCAATCCGCAAATACCGCTGCATCTAATGCCAATGAAAAGGCGGTGCTTGCTGATACCGCAGCGGCCAATGCCAACGACACCGCGGAACATCCTACCTATATCGGACAAGACCACTATGTCTACAAATGGAACAAGACCGCCCAAGCATACGACAAGACAGACATCTACACCAAAGGCGATGCTTTCTCTATCAAGAAGGTATATGCTTCAGTTGCTAACATGGAAGCCGATAAGAGCAATCCGGATATTACAGAAGGTGATTTTGTATTGGTGAACACGGGTGATGTTGAAGACCCCGACAATGCAAAACTGTATGTCAAGGCTGACGGTGACTTTGAGTTCCTTGTCGATATGTCCGGCGCTATCGGCTTCACGGGTAAGACACCTCAATTCTTAATGGGTACGGTTACTACGCTTGAAGCAGGGGCATCCGCTACAGCTACGGTGTCAAGTGACGGAACGGATGAAGGCGGCAACCCGAAATACAAGCTCAACTTCGCCATTCCCCGCGGTAATCCCAGTGCTCCCTTCCGCGTAGCCGGCGAATACGCCACCCTTGAAGCCTTGAAATCCGCTGTTCCCGATGGTTCGGCAGTTGACGGGTTTATGGCCGTAGGTACGGAAGCCCCTTACGATTACTACGCATGGGTAAACGGTGACTGGGCTAATCAAGGGAAGATAGCGGGCGGCGGTTCTGGGAATGTGGTAGTTATTCCTGCTGCTGCGATGAGCCTAAGCGACCAAGCAACATCCGATGAGATATTTAATGCCTTTGGTGGGAAAGACGCTTTCATGGATATATGTCAGAGCATCATCAATAAAGATACTGTATGCGTTGTGGCAAACATCCCCGAAGAATCAGGGATGAAACTTGTATATATTCCGGTAATGGCGATGGCTACCTATACGGATGCTAATAATGCTAATTTTATGATGGCAATTATTACAGAAACGACTTTCCAATTAGTTGTAACAGTCACGGACGGAGTTGCCACCCATTCGTCTCAGGTTTTAAATCATATTTACGAAGCCCCCTCTAACGGTAACGCCTACGGTCGTAAAAATGAAGATTGGGTGGAAGTTCCCGAAAAGTCAGATGTGCTCACCAAAGACAATGAAACGGAATATACGCCTACGAAGCCTTATCAGCCAGCGACGAAGAAGTATGTGGATGATAAAACTTTTGTTAGAGATGTAGACGGTACTACTCTCAATAAATGGATTAATAACACTGTCATAACAGGAGAAACCGTACAGGATTTAGCTGATGAATTATTTGGTAATTTTAGAAGTTTTGCTGAAAATTATTTTGATGGAAATTATACAGGTCTTAAATTTAGCACAAGACAATATGACGATGCTGCTGGAGCTTGGTTTGGTTATATCATAAATGCAAATATTCAGTATTGCTTATCAGAACCGGGAAATGGATATTTTGAATTGCTGTTTACTTTTGGTTACGGCTCAACATTAAAATCCTGCGATATACACTATTATAGTGCATCGGAAACAAGCAATGAGAATAAGATTGTAATCACAGATGTTGTTCGTAGCGACAACCTCACTACAGTAACCAAGAAAACCGCTGCCGAATACGAGGCTCTTGGCTCTAAGGATGCCAATACAGTATATTGTGTAACCGATTAAAACAACAATTATGAGTAACGAAAACAGTAATCTTAGAGTTGGCTCGGCTGGGGCTGGGCTGTTTGTCGGTAATAAACAGATATTGGGAGGGGTGGCACTTGAAGTAAAGCCTAACTTTTATGATTTACATGGAGCGAAGGTGATTATTGTAAATAGCAAATCTGCTCCTATTGAATTGGCATTTGAAACCAATGGGGGGTATCAAGAACAAGTGAATATTAACGCTAATACGGTGTTATTTTATAATATAGCTGACACTAACGATTATTTGGATTTGATAAATGAGAGCCAGGAAACGTTTTACGTAGATTATTATGTAATGACAAAAATATCACCCACTTCCCAGATTAAATATCTTATGGAACCTACTGCAAGCAAAAATATTGTTACCAGTGATGGGGATTTTGATTTAACCGATGTGATGATGACAATAAATATATACTGACAATGAAAACAATCTACTACAACAGCAAATTAGCCAAACTGATACTCTTTGGCAGCTATCATACGATAATGTTCTTCGGCTTCATCCTAACCAAGTTTAACGTGTTATCAGAAACCGTGTTTCGCCATGAGCGTACACATCAGAAACAGTTCTTCGAGTGCATGGAGATAGCGGCTATCCCGTCCGTATTATTGTCACTCTATGTCAGTGCATGGTGGTTGTTACTTATCCCGCTATTCTATTACATTCTGTATGGCGTGGAGTGGTTCATCAGTCTTGCGTACCACTTGTTCACGGATGAACGGATAGGCGGCGGCAAGGTAAACAATAACGCCTATCGAGCGAGCGCATTTGAAATGGAAGCCAAACTCAACCAGGACAATCCGAACTACTTGAAAGAACGTAAATGGGGTGCATGGTTCAGATACTACGGCAAGATATGAAAATCCCGTCCTACTCTCACGAGCAAAACGGAATGACAGTAGTTCGCTTATTGATAAGAGACACAAAGATATGAATAATTGACAAATAACGATAAGATGCAGAATAACATTATTACCCAAAGCATACCTGGGGGATTTTCGGTAATAGCGAGTAGCTTTATTATGCAGTCATTGGAACACATGATACCGTGGCTGATAGTGACATTTTCAGTCGTAGTGTGTGACTTGGCATTTGGAGTGAGGAAAAGCCTGTTGATGGGCGAAGAGGTGCGCTTTTCCAGTGCTATTCGCAGGACTATGGGTAAGATGGTGACTTACTTCGCTTTTGTATGTATGGTGGTGATGATAAACATCGCTTCCGGAAGCAAGTGGAATATTGATGTGTATTCATGCCTGTTTGTCTGCTTCATAGAGTTCTGCTCTATCATAAGCAATATCTTGAAGCCAAAGGGATATAATTTCAACTTACTGAAAGCGTTGGGATTGTTCGGAAAGAAAGTGCTCGATGTTGAGAAAGAAGATATGAGTGAAATAATAACTAAAGATAAGGAGTAACAAAATGAAAAAGAAATTGATTATCGCAGCTATTATTGTCGCTGTCATCGTGGGAGTCATGCTTTACATGCACTACACTCCGTTTTGGGTGAACCTGACTACTGTCGTATCATTCGGTGTCGGTGTTGTTGCCGGATGGGTGGCTCGTGTGGTTTATGACAAATATTTTAAGGGGGACGTACAGAATGAAAGTATTGATTGACAACGGACATGGAAGTAACACTCCGGGCAAGTGTTCTCCGGATGGAAGATTGAAAGAGTATGCGTATGCCCGTGAGATTGCCACACGTTTGGAAGCGGAATTGCGCAAACAAGGCGTTGATGCAGAACGTATCGTTAAAGAGGAAATAGACGTTCCCTTATCCGAACGCTGCCGCCGGGCAAACGAATACAAAGCGAGTGATACACTTCTTGTTTCTATTCATTGCAATGCAGCGGGTAACGGTTCGGAATGGATGCAGGCACGTGGCTGGGAAGCATGGACTTCGGTAGGCCAGACGAAAGCCGATAAATTGGCAACATGTCTATATGAATCGGCCGAACGATACTTGCCTGGCATGAAAATGCGTAAGGATATGACGGACGGTGACCCTGATAAGGAAAGCGGATTTTATATCCTGAAACATACGAAGTGCCCGGCAGTCCTTACAGAAAACCTATTCCAAGACAATAAAGAAGATGTTGATTTTCTGTTGTCGGAGGAAGGCAAACGGACGATAGTTGACCTGCATGTACAGGGAATTATGAACTATTTGAGTAACTCTAAAAAGTAAACATCATGGCAGCAGAAATTTTATCATTTGAAAAGAATGAAAGCGAAAATGCATATTACGCAACATTTGTCAGCGACGGCAATCCCGTTACCATACAGATAAAGAATAAGGGCGGGTTAGTTACCGTCTTTGCGGGAATCGATGATTTGGAGCCTGCTCCTCTTTACCCCAATGCATCCCAGAATAGCGGTGCTCCTAATGTAATTTTCCGCATCGTAGGGATAGCGAATGGTATAAACATTACAATCAGAAGCTCTTCAGAAGTATTGGAAGCCAAAATGATTAAAGAGGGATAGCCTATGAACCCAATCACTATCCCAAACATCAGCATCCCGACAATCGGTATTCCTACTATAGGTATACCGTCTGTCGGTTTTCCGTCCGCTTCGGGTGGTGGCGGTCTTGTCTGGCCTGTCGGTATGAAAGAGCACATCAAGGCTATCTATGACCCGAAGAAGCAGGGTATGACTAGTTTCGATGTAATAGAGAGTTATGCAGAGGACTTTACTACATGGAGATATTTAGACAGTAGAGGAACTGCTGCCGTAACTCCTAATAAGATTACTATAACAGAAAGCTTTGATACTACAAATATTGTCGAAGATGTTGAAGAACCTTATAGTGACATTTCAATATATGTAACCGGAGTTAGTGAAGATGTTCCTTTAGTCGTTAGAGATATTACCGGTAATAAAGCTATTATAACTAAAGATGGAAAATATGACTTTAGCAAAAACTCTCGCTTTATGGGATTTGCTATCTATAAGATTCTTTCCAATATTAACGTAGTTATTAGTTTGCTTCCTACTTCTATTCTAAAAGACCTTAGCGGCAACGGCAACCACGCCTATTTGTATGGTGGTAAGGGTAAGCTGAATAGCGGGATGGGAGTGTATCAAGAGGATTTTTCTATTAATACGTGGAATAAAACGAGTTTTGTATTTGATTATAGTCACGATTACATAAAAGCTAAATTCAAAACTATTAATGCGGGTCATAGAAATGTAATTGTATCTAATTCTAATGTATCCTTAAATTCCATGAAAATAAAAGTTATTATTAAAGGGAATAGTAAGGATAATAGGATAATGTATTCCTATGCTGATGAAAATGGAGCTCAAAAAGTATATTATATCAATAATGGTGAAACGGGAATAGTCCCCAAATCTATTGCCACTAAAACTAATGATTTTCTTGTAGGTTTTAGATATAACGAAAATAATGGAGATGATTGTGAAATCACCATCACCCAAATCCCCGACTACCCCGACCAGCTTTGCTACGACGGCAAGATGTACGCAG